GTGGATTATGCGGTCAGTATGTGGTCCTACATTCAAACAAAAGATTTACCTCTATCAAATTATATTTGGCACACGCACTCAAAATTAGATGGAGGTAGAACACAATTGAAAACTGATTACACATTTGTATTCTATGTGCAAATACCTCCCAACTTAAAAGATGGAGAGGGTGACTTATTAATAAAAGATAATGATAATTCCATCCATACAATAACCCCAAGAGAAGGTGACATCATTTTTTTTCCAGGATGTTTATGGCATGTTCCAACACATACACCGACAGCAACTATTGACAGAATTGTTATTGCAGGAAACATCACTTCAGAATTTTTATTAAATACCTCATTGATATAATAGATATGATAATTTACAAACCAAATTTTCTAAGTAATTCCGAATGTGAATATTATATTAATTTGTTCAAATCAAATGATATAGAATTTATGGAATGGATTCAAACGTATAATAAATTTGGTGATGATGATGTACTAAAATTTTATTATAACGATTTGACAGAAAATAAATTTGAAACCGATAAATTCCCAAATTACATTTTCAAAATATTGAGAATACAAATGGTGAACGAATCGATAGACCAATGTAAAGCTCCGCACACTCATGTAAATCCTTGGTCTTTCGTTATTTTTTTAAATGAAGATTTTATAGGAGGAGAACTATCTTTTGACAATGTTGAATATAAACCAAAAACAGGGGATATGGTTTATTTTTCAGGAGAAGAAAGACATAAACTCAACAATTGTGTTGGGGATAGATATACTCTTATTGGTGGGATGCAAAATAATCCTTTAAACATTAAAACAGGAAAATTAATTTGAATGTATAATGATTGTTTACTACGAAAATTTTTTGAACTCGTTTGAGTGTGAGTATTTTGTAAATTTATATAAAATCGATAATGACCAATATTGTGATGATGATATTTACAAATTTTATTTTATAAATTTGATTGGACGAGAATTAATGACTGAAAAATTTTCAACCTTTATATTTAAGAAATTTAGAGTTCAAATGCTCAACGAATCGATAAATCAGTCCATAACTCCACACCGGCATGTAAATCCTTGGTCTTTCATTATTTTTCTAAATGATAATTTTACAGGAGGTGAAGTAATTTTTGACAATATAAGCTATACCCCCAAAACAGGAGATATGATTTATTTTTCAGGTGAAGAAAACCACAAAGTTAATAATTGTATTGGAAATAGATATACATTAGTTGGATTTATGCACAATAACCCGATGAATGTAAAAAAAAATACTCTCATATGAAAAAAAAACTTCTAATTACAATGGGATGTTCTTTTACAGAGGGGGTAGGATGTTATGACCCTGAAGTTGTCTCATACAAAGTTGGTAACAAAACAAAGTATAAAAAAACCGAAGAAGTTTATTATATTAGTAAAGAAAGATTTCACAAATATTCTTGGCCCTCACATCTTCAAAAACAACTTAATTATGATATTTTAATCAACTTAGGGTTTGGCGGTTCATCGACCTCGGGTAATGTAAAAGTTTGGTTTGAAAAATATTATGATAAAAATTTTTCTGACGAGTTTGATGTTTTACTTCTTTGGTTATTACCGTCTCCAACTAGATTTTCATTCTACAGAGATTCGACCGTGATGAATATAAATCCAGTAATGGAAAAAAACAGTTACAATGTTTATAGCTATGACATCGGAAGAGAATATTTAAAATTCATAAATAATTTGGATATGGATCCAATTCTTGAACAAATATTTTATGTCAAAATTATGGAAGAACACTGTATTTCTAAAAAATACAACTTTCTATATACTCCAATTGATTACCGTCAAAATACTTTTTTTGAAAAATTTCACAATATAAATAATATGATGAAGTTTAATCAATCTATTTTTCCAAACTTGGTAGAAAATCCAAACATGAAATCATTAGTTTGTGACCATCCAAATGAACTTGGTTATCAATTTATCTCAGATAATTTATATAACTGGATTAAAACAAATAACCCAGAATTAATTTCAGATAAGACACCGAACAGTTTTGAATCAAAATGGGATGGTTATCCAATACTTGATAACTTAAGTAAAGTAAAATTACCTATCTGATGATGATAAAATCAAAAACTATACTAATATTGTAATAGATGAATTCCGAAATTGATTTAAAAAAATATTTTTGTGCGGTACCATTTAAAAACTTAGAGATTCACACTAATGTCTGTTTTGCATGCTGTCCATCTTGGCTTCCAAACAAAATAGAAACATCAGAAATCCCATTAAAAGAAGTTTGGAACAGTGACCCGATGATTGACATTCGAGATTCAATAATTGACGGTTCGTTTAAATACTGTGATAGAGAATTATGCCCATATTTGAGTAAACTTATCAACTTTGGTGAGACATCTGGCCCCCTACAATTAAAATCCGAATCAAGTCCTAAATCACCAGTTTTGAGTGAAGGCCCAAAAGTATTAGTAATGAATTTTGACAGGACTTGTAATTACAAATGCCCATCTTGTAGAGTAGATTTGATTGTAGAGGATAAAAAAGGGATACAACGAGTAGAAAAAACAATAGAAGAGATAGATTCTTTCTACTCCAAAGACGTTAAGACATTGTATATAACAGGTTCAGGGGATCCATTTATATCCGTAGGCTTCAGAAACTATTTGAGAAATTTTGACCCCAAGAAATATCCCAAACTAAAGTCAATTCACTTTCACACTAATGCTTCAATGTGGAATAAGGAAATGTGGGAGAGTATGCCAAATGTCCACAAATACGTTAAAAGTTGTGAAATTAGTATAGACGCAGCAACAAAAGATACTTACGAAAACAAAACAAGATTAGGAGGTAAATGGGATAACCTAATAGAAAATTTGAATTTCATAAATACAATACCAAGTTTAAAACATGTCAAAACATCATTTGTAGTACAAGATTCGAACTACAGGGAAATGGAATTATTTTATAATATAATGTATTCAATTTTTGGAAAAAAGGTTGGGGTGTTTTTTGGTAAAATAACTAATTGGGGTACTTTCGGTGAGGATGAATTTAAATCGAAACAAGTGTGGGATATTTCACATCCTGAACATGAATTATTCAAAGAGGAATTCAATAAAATTAGTAAGAACAAATATATGTTCCATAACTTACACGAATTTACTGATAAAACCAAAACTTTGATTTAATGAAAATATTAGTTTTATCTCATACTAGATGTGGTTCTACTACCTTATGTAAATGGATTTCGAGGGAGATGAACATTGAGTTGGATGAAACTCCATATAATAAAAAAACTTTCTACTCAATTTTCGATAAGAAAGACATAGTTAGAAAAATAGTCATAGAGGAATTCACACCACCAAACCATGTAATTCTCAAATTTGATAAAGTAATTTGTTTAACACGTGATAATAGTATCGAAACCGCCATAAGTTTTATCATGGCAAAAAAAAGTGATAAATGGCATGTCGAATATGATGTTACTAATGATTGGATTATTGAAAATAAAAATGAAATAATACGGAGGAAAAATTGGTATGATACTATGAAGTCAACCCTGAAAAAATTTGATGTATTACAAATAAAGTATGAAAACATATATATCAGTAAAACAGATTTAAAATTATTAATTGATTATTTGAATATTGAAAACCCTCTTCATTTAGATATGTTTGATTACAATAAGAAATATAGAAAAGATACATACCAATTAGTTCATGATTTTGAAAGAAAAAATATTATTTAGTGAGAAGGAATGTCAGTCTATAATTTGGGACGAAACCAAAAATATAAATAATCATTCCTATGTAAGTGATAGAAAATACAACTCACAACCAATAAACTATAATGAAGATACTAAATGGATATTTGAAAAACTTTCTGAGTTTTTTCAAGAAGAAACTAAATTAAAAATTACTACAATAAAAAATAAAATCCATTTTCATAAATTTGTTTCAGGAGATTGGTTTGGGAAACACAATGACGCAATTGACAACAGAGTGTATGCCGTTGGAGTTCTACTGAATGAAAATTTTAAGGGAGGCGACTTCAAGTTATATAATCCCAACGAGTACACATTGAATAAAACCGTTGGCAACGCTTACATATTTGAAGTAAATATAGACCATGAAATCACACCAATTTTAAGTGGTGAAAGGTATTCTTTGTTATGGTTTTTACAGAAAGATAATTTGATTACAAAAACAATAATTTAAATGGAAACAGATTTTTGGTTTACAGATATATTCAAAGGTTCAGGTATTCAAGAAATGCTTGAAAAGATAGATACAAACATCACATTCAAGAATGTTGATACTGATGTAATCGATTCAAACAAATTGAACCTATTAGTTTTTGTTTGGGAAACCAGTCCGAAGCTTCCATACACAACATACACAACTTCAGATGAATTTATACATTTATTAAAAAAACTTCAAGATGAAAAGTTTTACTTCATGGCAGATTTTTCAAGAGAGGCTCATAACAGAGTAGACGATTTAAGTTTGTCTTTTTTAAATAAATTAAAATCAAATGAAATAGATATCAACCGATTAGTTCTTGTAAAAAATGATTCCTCAAAAATCGGTTTGCACAAAATGAAATATGAGAATTTTACATTAAACACATTTTTTTTCCCTCACTTTTTCTTATCAACATATAACCACCTCAAACAATATATTAACCCCGAAAACGAAAGAACAAAAATAGAACCAGATAAAAAATTTCTTTGTTTAAATCGGAGGGTATTTTACCACAAATATCAAATTATTGAAGAGTTGTTCAAAAGGAATTTATTAGATGAAACACGCCTCACTTGGGTAGATAATTACACCCCTCTCAAAATGATTGATTTAGATTTGGCGTATAAACTAAAATTAAATGGTCTCGAGTTCAAATCCATACAATTAGAAGGTGATGTAATGTACGGTAGTAGACTATCATATCACGACGAATTCTTGTTTACAATTAATCCAGATTGGTATTACAAGAGTAAAGTAGATATAATTACTGAAACCATGTTATATGACGAGGCGATACATATCACCGAGAAAACTTACAAATCAATTTATTTAGGATTACCGTTTGTTGTATCCGCGACTAAAGGGCACCTGAAACATTTACGAGATATGGGTTTCGAAACTTTTAATTCAATCATCAATGAAGATTATGATAATATAAATGGTAAAAATAAAGTAAAACATGTTGTAGATGCCGCTATCGAGTTATCAAATGTATATGATAGCCCTGAAGTATTAGAAATATGCAAGTTTAATAAAGAATTATATTTTGCCCCTGAATTTCGTAAGAAAATTTGTAAAGAACTTTTCTTAGACAAATTACATGAAATCGTAAAAAAATCACATCCTAATTCATTAATTTAAATTTATGGAATCATTAAAATACTGGTCACCTAATGAATTTGAGATTTCATCTTTAAGATACAAACTCAATGGTCAACGAAGAGTTAAAGAATTCAGGTCTCCAACAAGTACTAAGCCTAAATCTTGCACTTACACTTATAATGATTTGGGATATAGAGGTGATTTAATCCATAAAAAAGGATTCAGAATAATGTCCATTGGATGTTCTCTTACCGAAGGTGTTGGGATTAATGACAATGAAACATGGCCCCACCAATTTACAAAAATGGTTCCGAATGGTGTGGATTTAAATTTTGGATGTGGAGGTAGAAGTAATGATTATATTAGTAGATGTCTATTAACTTACTTCGATTTAGTTAAACCTGACTTAGTTCTAATAATGTATACTTCACCAGAGAGACGGGAGGTATATACTAAAAACAATGGCGTAAAACCATTTATGCCACCTTGTTGGGGGTATTTAAGAGATACTGAAGAAGGTAAACAAATATGTAATCAGTTAATAGAGGTACAAAATGATTGTGCTGACCATCTAAATTGGTATAAAAATCATCTATTAATTAAATTATTTTTGGAGTCCAAAAAATGTAATTGGATTTGGAATGGGTCTTTCAGAATACCAAAAGAATATCAAGAAAATAATAGATTTGATGGTGACTATTTTATTCATCCATTTTTAGATTTGGGAGCAGACGAATCTCATCCAGGACCAAAACACAATAAAGAATATGTATCCAAGTTAATAACTCATATTGAAATAAATTTTCCTCATTACTTATCAAATGATAATAATTCTCACAATCAAAAATTATTATAACTTATGGACTTTTTAAAATATTGGAAACCTGAAACATTTGAAATTTCTTCATACAAGTATCAACTTGAGGGAAGAAAACATAAAACCTTCACTACATCAGGTAGTGATAACACTGGATTATGTACATACACATATAATGAATTAGGATTTAGAGGTGATTCGATAAATAAAGAAGGATTCAAAGTAATGTCAATCGGATGTTCCTTGACAGAGGGAGTTGGCGTAAATGATGATAAAACTTGGCCCCACCAATTTACTCAATTGATTCCTAATGGGGTCAACTTGAATTTCGGATGTGGTGGTAGAAGTAATGATTACATATGCAGATCTCTAATTACCTATTATGACATTATCAATCCTGATTTAGTGTTAATTATGTATACCTCTCCACAACGACGTGAAATATACACAGAAAATGGTGGAATTGAACCATTCATTCCAACAATATCTTGGGGGTATTTAAGAGAGACTAAACAAGGAGAAAGGATACAAAACTTAATGATAGAATTACAAAACGAAAATCAGGATTTTATTAATTGGTATAAAAATCATCAACTTATCAAGTTGTTTTTAAAATCTAAAAATTGTAATTGGTTATGGAATGGGTCTTTCGACATACCAAAAAGTTATATAGAAATCAATAGATTTGACGGTGATTATCTCAGTCAACCATTAATCGATTATGGTGTTGAAGGATCTCATCCTGGTCCTTTACATAATAAACAGTATTCCAACAAATTACTTAATCATATACAAATTAATTTTTCTAATTATTTACCGAGTATTTCATGAAAAGAACAAAATTTGTAATTGGATTACACACTTCTATGGAATTCTTGGAAGAAGCTAAAAATGATAAATCATTGACGGTTTTTGCATTTGAACCTAACAAAGATTTAGTTTCCAAAATTTATAATGAATTTGAAATCCCTCAGAATTATGTAATAATTGATAAAGCAGTTTCAAATATTAATGGTAAAGTACCTTTTTATATTTGTTCCTTAGATTCATGTTCAAGCTTAATGAATTGGGGTAATGGGCCAAAGTTAGGTAAAATGAGATCAGTTGAGGTTGAATGTATAAGAATGGATAATTTTATAGAAAATTATGAGATTGAAAACATAGAATTTGTAATAATTGATACACAAGGAAATGATCTCAATGTCTTGTACGGTTTTGGAGAAAAATTCAAAATTGTAGAAAAAGGAATATGTGAAAGTCTTTCTAAAGAAACAAATTGGAAACTTTATGAAAATCAACCTTCATTCTTGGACTTTGCTAAATTTTTTAAAAAAAATAATTATTCAATATCATGGGATTGGAATTGGGGAGGAGCGATACAATTCAACGAAATAAATATCAAATTCGAAAAATCGAAAAAATTAAATAAGTTAATATAATTGTGAATGCTTTAAAATTTTGGTCTCCGAACGATTTTGAATTTTCTTCTTTGAGAAGTTCACTTACAAGGAAGAAAATTAAACTTGGAACCGACGAAACTGGATTATGTACTTACACCTACAATGAATTGGGTTTTCGAGGGGACTCGATTTATAAAAAAGGTTTCAGAGTAATGTCAATTGGTTGTTCAAATACCGAGGGAGTTGGTGTAAATGATAATGAAACATGGCCTCATCAATTCAAAAAGTTAATCCTGAATAGTGTTGATATGAATTTGGGGGCTTCGGGCAGAAGTAATGATTATATATGTAGATGTCTTATAAGTTATTATGATTTGATTCAGCCTGATTTAGTTTTAATCATGTATACTTCTCCAATACGCAGAGAGTTTTACACTAAAAATATGGGTGTAAAACCATTTATACCAGAAAGTTCTTGGAACTATCTTAAAGAAACTGAAGAGGGTAGAAAAATTCAAAATAATTTGACAGAGATTCAAAATGATAATGAAGATTTGATGAATTGGTATAAAAATCATCTAATAATAAAATTATTTTTAGAGTCTAAAAAATGTAATTGGTTATGGAATGGTTGTTTCAATATCCCCAATGAGTATCAGGAATTCAACAGATTTGACGGTGAATATTTTATTCACCCCTTCATAGATTATGGCACAGACGGAGGTCATCCTGGCCCTATACACAATAAAATATACAGTGAAAAACTATTCAAACATATAGAGACAAACTTTCCAAACTATTTACCTAATGAAACTCAAACTTATGAAAGTAAATTAATTTAATGATTGTAAATAAACGGATCTCTTTTTTTCAACTCTTCTATTTTCTTTTTCAATTCTTTTTTTCTTTTGTGTTCTTTAATTTTTTTAAGGAACCAATCAATAATTTTTTTCATAGTATTTTGTGTATAATATAATTATCTAAAACTAACAAATCCAAGTCAGTGTCCTTGAAGGTTTCTATAGCATCACACGGAGTCAGTACCATTGTTTTATCTTTAACGTTAAAGGATGTATTCAATATAATTGGATAACCGCTCAGTTTTTCAAACTCAATTAATAAGTCGTGAATAACAGTATTTTCATAGACAGTTTGAATTCTTGAGGTTCCATCTACGTGAACAACTGCTGATAATTTATCAGCATATTCTTCTCTAACTTTAACAATTTGATTCATGTATGGTACATCATCAACTACATAGAAAAACTCATTTTGTTTCTCTTTAATAACCATAGGAGCGAAAGGACGAAACCCTTCTCTTTTCTTAATTAACTTATTAATTCTGTATTTCATGTCAGGAACGGTAGGATCTGCTAAAATAGACCTGTGTCCTAATGCTCTGGCTCCGAATTCGATTCTATCTCTATACCACCCAACTACTTTACCCTCGTGTATTTTTTTTGCAACGTAGTTTATTAATCTATTGTAATCGTAAATTTCAAAAAAGTTCAAATCTTTGATGTGACCCAAATAAGATTCAACATCGTACTTTGGTCCTAAAAAAGGATTCTTAGTTACTCTATTGTTTAATTTTTTATTTTGTACAAGGTAATGAATACAAGCACCAACACAGGATCCAGCATCTGATGGTGCAACTGGTATCCAAATTTTATCAAAGTCAGAATTAGAAACTATTTTTCCATTTGCAGTACCATTGTATGCCGAACCACCTCCTAAACAAAGATTATTACTACCAAGATTTTTCAAACTTTTGATAATATCGAATAAAACTTCTTCATATCTTAGTTGAACTGCTGCTGCTAAATTTTGATGTAATGTAGTAATTTCTTCTTCAGTTAATCTTGGTGAAATACCCAAATGTTCTATTAGTTTTTCGTTGAACATCAATTTTTCTGACTTATCCCAACAAAAAACATTCATATCACAGATTAATTCACCATCTTTGAATTCTATTAAACTTCTAACTTTTTCAATGTACTCTTGAGGGTCTCCGTATGACGCCAAACCCATTAATTTGTACTCCCCTTCATTTGGTTTGAACCCCAAATAAGAAGTCATTGTAGAATAATAAAGACCTAATGAATTAGGATATTTCCCTAAATCATGATATTCAATTCCATCATCATCCGCTAAACCGAAAGACAACGTATCAATTTCACCAACACCATCAATAGACAAACAGATTGCCCTTTCAAAATCAGAAGTGAAAAAAGAATAATACTGATGAGCCAAATGGTGTTCGGAGTAAAATACCCTTCCCTTGAAGGGTCTCAAATGTTTATTTACATCTGAGATATTTTTCAAGATTTTAACTAAAGATTTCAAAGAATATTTTGGTGAAGTAAAAAAGTTTTTCTTGATGTTACTCAGTACTCTTTTTAGTTTCAGATTGAGGTCTTCATAATAACAAACCATTTCAACATCATCATAGGTTATGTTATAATGTCCGAAAATGTATTGAATCGTATTAATTGGAAATGAACTGTCATGTTTAATTCCAGTAAATTTTTCCTCTTCGCAAGCAAAGACTAACTCCCCGTTTTTGAACAGACAGGCAGATGAATCGTGATAAAAGGATGAAATACCAAGTACGTACATTATAAATTATCTTTACCTATTATTTCGAATTTTGGACACGGTACAATAAATTTACCTCCACGTTCTAAAAATTCACGTTCTCTTTCAATAAATTCAGAAATAAAATGCCAAGGTAATACTAACATATAGTCTGGATTCATTTTTCTAACGTCATCCTCAGATAATATTGGAATATTTGTACCTATTGTTTTATATCCATATTTGTACGGGCTACGTTCAGCTATTACATCAATTAAGGTATTGTCTATTCCAAAATATTGTAATAAGGTGTTTCCCTTACTCGAAGCCCCATAACCACAAATTTTTTTCCCTTTTGCTTTTTCTTCCCTCAAAAAATTTAGTGTTTCTTTTTTCAGATCTTGTACCCTTTGATAGAAGTCCAACCATGTTTCTTCTGAGTCCAAATTTTGAGTTTTTTCCCAATTTAATATTGATTCGACTCTAACATTACAAACGTCTCGATATGGTCTAGTTGCAAATTTAGTTTCATCAGAGTTTGCTTTCTTAATGTAAACTCTAAAACTTCCACCGTTTACATCATTAAGTTGACAATCTACAATTTTTAACCCGGCCTCAACCATTAGTTTATTTAGCGAAGAAAGTGACCAATAATAAACATGTTCGTGAGTTATATTGTCGAACGCCAACTGTTTAATCATCAATGGAGTGTAGCTCATTTGTATAACAAATAACCCATCATCATCAAGAACTTCATTGACATCGTTCAGAAAATCAATCGGTTCATCCAAGTCATAAAACATTGCAATACAGGTAATTACTTTAGCCTTTTTTTCTGAAAACTGAGATTTTTTATAAGATTCCAAAGTAAAATAATCTTGAATTATCTCATCAGCAACCTGTCTAGATTCAATTGTAAATGTATCATCTGTCGGATCGATTCCCAATTTTTTGACATGTTTTGGAACGTAATTGAAAAGAGTTCCGTCATTACATGCAATATCCAACCATAAATCATTTTCTTCCAATTTATGTACTTTGGAAATGTTTTCAACAATACTCATTAATTCATTTCTCATGGTTGTGTTGGTCCCACTTCTATACCAATACTTTCCAAACATTGAGTGAATAGGAGTACATTTCTCTAATCTAGCGGCCCCATATCTTTCATCAATTATTAGAGTCAAATCGTGTTTTCCCGCCCGTCCTTCTTCATCTTGTTTGATAAAGTCAGAAACATATAATTCTCCGAAACTAAATAATTTTTTCATATTAAAAATCTTCACGTATAAATCCTTTATTCTGACCCCATTCCATGAATTTACCTTGAAGTGATTCATTCGAAATATCCTCGATTTTCAAATCTCTAACATTCGGTCTTACTAATTTCAAATCAAATTCGGGAAGTTGTACCACGTAGTAATCAAGACTTAGTATTGTTTTCGCAAATTCAGTATGTATATTACCTGACATACTACTAGGAAGGGTATCAATTGTGTTAAATAGTGTTTTGAAATCCCCCATCATAAAATATTCCACTAAAAAGTAAATTTTCTCAGAAGGTTTTCCTGTGATGTATATAGGAGTCATTCCGAAAATTATGTCTTTTTTGATTAACTTCGGATAAATTTCAGGACTATAATTATAAAAACAATAATTGTCAGGTCTTGTCATGATTAATAAATCATATTCAACACCACTTTCTTTTATCATATTCAAAGAACTTTTCATCAAGAAAAGGTGCTTATCATTATGATAGTATGCGTCTCCTGAAAAAACATAATCATTTACATCATAAATTTTCACTTTCGCATTAGGAATATGTTCAAGAATCATATTCTCAGAAATATCTTCTTCAATGTGAATATTCAGTGTACTGCTTGATTGAACTGATGTTTTCCAAGTTGAAAAATATACATCACAATCTAAATCTTGCAAAAATTTCCATGACTTGACGGCAATGTCAAATTGTCTACACATTCCTGATACCAAAACAGCGGTTTTCATCTTTTTTAATATAATTGAAAAACCAAAATTTTCAATTAACTTTTAATTTTTTTTTAATTGAAGTTGAGGACACATTTTCAGTATAGGGTATGTATATTAAAAAAAAACCATTATCATCTAACCACTTCTGTGTGAAATTCATTTGTTTATAATAATCTTTTTTCGCCCAATCACTTCCAATAACTATAAACTTTGGGTTGACAGAAAGTATTGTGGGTTTTGAATCTTCTCCCTCTCTATTTGGAATCACTTCATCAACATATTTACAACTTAATAGTACTTCTCTTCTGTCTTCATAATTTATGATTGGATATTCTCCTTTATAACGGTATATGAATTCATCAGTATTCAAAGAAACTACTACATAGTCTCCAATTTCTTTACATTGACGTAAAAAATTAACGTGCCCTTTATGGAACAAATCGAACGTCCCACCAGTATATACTTTACGATTTATCAAAGACATCCTAATACATCATTTAATATTAACCAAACATTATTGAGTGATTGATTAGCAACATTCTGTACTTCATTGTGATTTACACTTGTATCACCAAACACATTAGTCACTATTGACATTGAAAATATTCTCAACCCTAATTGTTTTCCGACAATAACTTCTGGTATTGTAGACATCCCTACCGCATCTCCACCTATCAGTCTCAAAAATCTATATTCAGCAGGGGTTTCGTACGTCGGGCCAGATAATGCGGTGAGAATACCGTTTTTTACTCGGAAATTATTTTTGTCTCCACATAACAAACCCACATCAATTAATTTTCTATCATAGACAGAAGACATATCAATAAATTTTTCACCTTCGAGTTCTCCGATTAAAGGATTACTCCCCATTAAATTGATGTGGTCTGTAACCAACATTATGTCTCCAACTTCAAAGGTTTCATTAATACCTCCGACAGCATTGGTGGTTATCAAATTTTTGATTCCCAAGTTTTCCATTACTCTGACTGGATAAGTGATATCCTGCATGGTGTATCCTTCATAGTAATGATTTCTACCTTGCATAAAAACCACATTGACTTCACCTATTTGACCAAACACTAAATTACCACGGTGACCATTAACTTTGGTATCGATAAAATGCGGAATATCTCCATAGTTTATGATAATTGGATTCTGAATTTTTTCAACTAAATTTCCTAATCCAGATCCAAGTATCACCCCTACCGTTGGTATGAAATCAATTTTACTTTTTATGAAATCACAAGAATCTATTAGTTTTTTCATTGTGTATATAACTGTGGATATTCAACTATAACGTGTATCCCCCCTTGATTGTAAGCATCTTTATACTTATCTTCAATTATTTCATGAGATAATAAGTTATGAAAAGAAATATTTTTACATAGTGACTGATATTCTAAGAAATAATCCCCTTTGTGTTGGTGACCCGGATCTATTGGATAATCAGAACCTTTACCCAATCTAACAATTATGTTTGGGTTGAATTGATTATTACTCATTAATTTAATTTTATCCAAGTGATTCAATAGTTGATTTGTTGCGCAAATTAAAAAATCCCATCTTGGATAAAACGTGATTACAAAATCTCCAGTCATTGCCATACCTAAAGACATGCCCATTTGAGAATCTTCCATTACTGGTAATTCAATTATTTTATCTTTGGGTACATTACCTAAAGTTGTACTCATGGGGTTACCAGGATATAAAGTTTGTTGTCCAATAAAAATTGTATCAGGTTTTTCACCCAAAAATGTCATAGCATTAGTTAGTGCATCTTTGTATCTTGAATCTTGACTCATATTAAACTTTTATAAAAATTATAATCTGTTTTATCTTTTTTCATTTCTTCAAATATTTGAACATTTCTGTCAAAACGTGATTTGTTGTGTTTGAAGAAATTGGCAATCTCTTCTTTTTTAGTACTTAATCTTAAAATTTCGTCAATTATCATCTGAAACCTTTTCTTAGGATCTAACTCACTATCATAACTATGATTAACTACATCATCAAAAAAATCAAATCCATACCTATCTTTCATTTTTTTGATATGATTAGCACTGGCCATTATAATAGGAATTTGTGAAAAAAATAAAGGTATAAATGACTTTTCACTCGTAAGTATAATATCATTTTTATCAAAATTAGTTTCAGTAACTATGTTGATGTATGAATTTTTATAGGCATTATTTGAAAAGGAGGCTTCTGTATCAATTTTATTGGGTGGGTAATCCACTTGACAATCAATTTCATAAATGCTTTTCTTAATTTGAACATCAAAAAGTGTATTTATTTCCTTTTCAAATTTTAAAATTTCGTTTGGAATATATGGACAAGTTTCAAGAAAAGTCGGGTATTTACCTGAATGTACTTCACTAATTTCATACCCTCTTAGCCAACTCCAATCGGTATTATCGAGTATATTATAATGCATCAAATACACCAATAAAGCAAAACGATGAAATTTTGGCATACGATTATATGTCATAAATAAAAAATTCCTATTTTCTTCAAATTGGTACGGAAATCTTGTCAATTCATTGGCATATGCAAATTTTCCGTTGTTGGTTGAATGTGTTATTATATTTGTATTTAATCTATTTTTAATTTCATTGTTGTTTTCATTACAATTAATAACAACTATTTTGTTCGTATCAATTCCCATATTCTTAAAAACAAAATCAAGAGCCTCAATCAAAATATCTTCGTCAGATTCAGCGTCATTACTAAGAATCAAATTGAAATTAGGATTGCTTTTTAACAAACTCAATACGGTATCACTAAAAGGTAACTTTTTTTCTGATATAAGATATGGTACCAAATGATAACGATATTCAAAAAAGTAATAGTATTTGTTCCCATCCTCAGGTATTTCGTTTATGTCGAAAACCTTGTAATTTTCCATACCAACATAACTACTAAAATAGTTAGTGATGCTTTCTCGAGTTACATCAACATCATCATAGACCAAATTCAAAAAATTACCCATTTTCCTGTTCCGTAGTGCGGCCACTCTTTTTTATATTTATACCAAATAATGTCTTCAGGTATTTCAGTTTTTTTCGCCCAAGTTTCAATAGTTGGTGTATTAGTTGATACTTCATTATCTTCAACAACAAATCTGATTGGTAACTTGAAATTTTTTGCATACTTATAATTTTCCATAAATGTACCTGTCTCAAACGTCATATCTCCGACAAAACACCATACAGTCTCATCAATACCTTTCATTTTGTTTGACATGGCAACACCAACCGCAATTGGTAATATACCACCAACAATTGCAGAACTATAGAATTTTTCGTCCTTATTTACAATTGTTATGGATTTTCCTTCCAATATTTCTTTTTCTAACCAATCGGGAGATATTCCTTTGAGTAACGCATGATAATGAGACCTCCATGTCGAAAATACCCAATCATTCTTTGAGATTCTTTTGAAAATTTCAATCAGATATTTTTCATTACCACCACTCAAATGAACAGGCCCTCTTATTTTACCAGTCTCCCAACTTTCAACTATTTTATTTTCAAAATGAATAAGTTCATCTTCATTCCAATTGTGTTCCCTAACTATTGGATATTTATCTACATTTTTTATCATAACTTACTTATTAAAAGACACAATTGAATATCTTGAATTTTGAGCAAACTCTTCAACTGATGAAACAAAATGAGGAGCTCTAAAAACCTTGTTATTTAATAATGTCACTCTGTTAAACTTAGGTAAAATTTGTTTATTAAAATCGTAGTTCTCATCACTGGCTATGTTGAGAATTCCACCCCAATCCCATACCCATTTTTCATTAACATAATAAATTAAATTAATACTTCCAGCATAATCATCAATATGAGTCCTAAAATAATCACCCTTTTCTGACTTATGACATCTAACATCAAATTCATTTAATTCAAATGGGGAGACTTCTCGGAGTATGGGAACAAAAAATTCATTGTATATTTTTTTTAAATCTTCATTTTGTTCTAAAGTAAATGACCTTCTAAATTTAGTTGAATAGATTTCATCGCTTTTAGGTAAATAAGGAGATTGAGTTTTGAACACATGTTCATAATGATTTTCCCTTACTTGATGTATTAATTCCCAAGAATTTTGTGTAAAAAATAAATCTTGTATTTTTTTTGCAACATCGAAAGGTAAAAAATCATCGATTACCGTATAACCTAATTTAGATAATTCATCTTTATTTATTTCATACATTGTCTTCAGTCAATTTATTTTCGTCCCAACTAATCCCCCAATCCTTAAACTCTGCGGCCAAACAATCAGTTTTATAATCTTTTCTACCACCTACAATTTCTTGTATTCTATTTTTCGCAGTATTACGAACTCCATTCAGCCCATGCGTTAGTTCTAAGTTGTTTCCCTCTTTGATTCCTTTTCTATAATTCGACTCATTATGCCAAATATGTAGATTTGTTTGAGCTAAAACAACAATAGACCTTACGGTCTTTGCATCAATAACACCTTTCTGTTCTTTAAGAATCAAATCGATGTCGTGTTCGATGTCTCTTATTTCTTGCGCATATTCCTCTTTATGTTCGGGAATAAAAACTTCTTTTAACTGCGAAATACTTAATCTGTCGATTAACTCCGCCAAAGTTGGTAGGTATTTTCTTTTTTCCATATTATCTATTTAAAAATTTTCGTCCTTTATTTACTCTATCTCTCCAATATTCTAACAAATCATCCATAGTTTGATTGAAGTGTATTTTTGGTTCCCATCCTGTCATTTCTGTAAATTTTGTTATATCGGGTATTTGTAAGTCAGCATCTATAGGTCTTAACCTACTTTTATCTACAATAATTTCAATATCTTTTACGGTAGATTTAGATAAAAGATAGTTTAGGGTGTCCCCAACTTTACATGTATACGTACCACCGATATTGTAATATGCACCTGAAATTGGATTGACATTCAGTAATGTCCAATAGGCCCTGACAGCGTCCCTAACATCTGCATACGTTCGAAGTGAATCTAAATTACCAACAAATATTTCAGGTTTTTGTAACCCATATTCAATCATTGCGATTTGTTTTGCGAAAGTTGATTCGTGAAAAACATCACCTCTTCTTGGACCTGTATGTGTAAACATTCTAGTCGTCATTACCATCATTTTGTATGCTTCTCCGTAATACCTTCCAATTAAATCAGTTCCAACTTTCGAAATTGCATATGGTGATGCTGGGTGTAACGAACATTCCTCATCAATGGGTAATTTTTCTTTTGGAACTCTACCAAATATTTCACTTGAGGCACATACATGGATGTGAGCATCCCGATATGGTGATTTTCTAATTGCTTCCAATAAATTTGCAGTTCCGATGATATTAGTTTGTAATGTTTCGATTGGAGAGTCAAAACTGGTTTGCGGATATGATTGAGCTCCAAGATGAAAAACAAATTGAGGTTTGGAAATTTCAATAGCGTTCAAAATTGAACTATAATCATTCAAATCACCATATATTAGATGAATCCTATTTTTTTTGTTAATCTCTTCGGTTAAGTGTTCTATGTTGTCCATGGATTCATTCCATCTACAAAATCCATATATTTTAATGTTGGGTTTCTCTAACAAGAAATCCACCATGTGAGATCCAACCATCCCTAAAACACCAGTAATTAATACGTTCATTTAAATTTTAGTTTTATACCATTCAATTGTTTCTTTTATTCCTTCTCCAAAAGTATATGTTGGCTCAAATCCCAATTCATTTTTGATTCGTTCAATACTGACTGCTCTGAAAGGTATTGTTGTAGGTTTAGAATCATCCCAAATAACTTCAGGGTTAAGTTTACTAACTTCAATTATTGTGTCTACGATTTTACCAATAGATATTCCTCCACCGTATCCCAAGTTATATGGCCTTATAGACTCTCCTTTTTCAAGAATCAACAACCCACCTTTGACAACATCTTTAACATAAAGAAAATCTCTAACAACATCAGGTGAACCCCAAACTACGAATGGATTTTCACCACTTAATAATCTTTTAATCAACGCTGGAACAACGTGGCAAGTTTTCAAATCGAAGTTGTCATAAGGCCCGAATATTGCGGTACCTCTTGCGATACAAATTTCCATATCCCCTAACCGTGATACGTGTTCCATCAATTTTTCTCTGTATCTCCTCATCCATCCATATCCATAGTAAGACTTGTATGGCTCATCCACCCAAAACTCATCTTCAGTCAATGGTCTCCTAATATCAGGATATCCTGTGGAGCTATTAAGGTCCAAAAATCGTTTCACCTTTGACTTATACGATGCTTCTAACACATTTCCAATTATTTGGATTTGTTTCAATGAAATTTGTACATCAGTTGGTACTGTGGATGGATGAGCGATTTGCCCCGCACAATGAATTACATAGTCACAGCCTTCAACAAGTCTGAAACAATCTTCTAATTTTGTGAGATCTATATTTTCATGGACTACAATACTCTCATGATTGTATTGTAGTGGAGATTTATGAGTGTGAGTGATAACTTTTGCGCCTTGTTTAACAAGTTCAATTAAATAATGGGTACCAATGAACCCAGATCCCCCCGTAACAACAACCTTTTTATTCTTAAAAAATTCTTTCATAGTAATTTATTTGTTTTCATATATCGTTTAAATGAAATTTCACGTTTTCCAATACCGATTGCGTCATCCAAAAACAAATCACATGGGTCATTGTAAATATAATTTGATAATGAACTATCATATAATAATTCATTTTTTACAAAAATTAAGTTTCCCGTCATACAAACTAACGAATAATTCTTATTTTTAGCTAAATTAACAGTAGATTTGAAACTACTACTGAAAATTTTACCATCATAAACATGTTCAGTTTGACAATCAAAAAACGGATTTATTTCTATAACAACAACCTTAGGTTTATAGTCCTTGAGACTATCCCAAACATGATAGTCGTTCCCGTCAATATCAATACTCAATATATCAAAGTCTAATACCAAATCAGTTTTTTTTAGAACATTATCAAGCCGAGTTTCTCCAATTGTAGTTATTTCTTCATGAATAATTAAACCCCCTTCTAACTGTGGTAGATGAAAAGGATTTTTGTCAATATAAACTCCATACCAACCATAGTTTTGAACTAAATTATATGTATTGGAGAAAATAAGATGATTCATCCCTACCTCACAACACTGTTTGTTATTCAACTTTAACTCATTAATTAAAAATTGTAAGACACCATCTTCTCCGTACTGAGAATATATTGAATATGAATTATCAATTACTTTCAATGATTAACAAATGGATTATATCGTTTATCTAAAATGTCTTTGTTGTTCAAAAACCACTCTGTAGTTTTTTTAACCCCCTCTTCTAATGAAGTATAACTTTTGAATCCATATTTATTCATCTTGTTCATACTCATCAATCTTTTTTTGTCACCACTCGGCACATCAGTCAACCATTTAATATCAATATCTTTTCCCGAATGTTTAATTACTAGTTCAACAAGTTCTTTAATTGAATTTCCTTCACCCGAACCCAAGTTGACTGGTTCCGTAATTTTATTTTCAACAGTAAAAATCATTCCTTTTGCAACATCTTCAGCGTAAATAAAATCTCGAATCGGTGACCCGTCTCCAAATACCTCTAAAACATCGTTCTCTTGAGCTTTACGTATTAATGAGGGTACAACCATCGCGTTAGCTGGATTAAAGTTGTCATACGGTCCATAAACGTTTGCAGGTCTAACTATAGATATCCTATCCCACCCATATTGTTTGGAATAAGTTTCAGTCTGTAATTCTCCAATCCTTTTTGCCCAACCTGCATACATATCATTTGGGGATGGAAATGACCCCCATACACTTTCTTCGTAAAAAATTTCAGATGGTGCATATACCCCCACTGAACTTGTGAACAAATACCATTTGACATCAGATTCAAATGCCGCTTGAGTCATGTTAGTATTGAACTGCAACATCGGGACCATAAAATCAACTGGTTGATTCATACACATTTGTGGAGACCCCTTGACACCGGCTAAATGAAAAACATAGTCTTTCCCTTTACAAACTTCTAAACAGTTATTGAAATTTCTCAAATCAGTCTTAACGAAATCAACATTCAAGGGTAAATCTTCAGGCTCTGTCAAATCCGCGATAGTGACTTTAGCCCCTCTCATCACTAACTTTTTAACTAGCTGTCTTCCAATCATTCCTGATCCGCCAGTGACTAATACTTTTTGATTGTTAAACATCATTCAATAATTTAGCAAGGTTTATAATTTGTTCATCGGTGAGGTCTATATGGTTACCGATATACAGTGAATTATTATGTACATAATTGACAGAATCCAAATCCCCAACTACTTTAAATGGGAAATTATCCAAATATGGTTGGATTGCTTGATTCCCACCTCCAGCAGTTCCTAATCTATATTCGACACCCCTCAAATCCAACCTATCACAGACACTGTCAAAATCATCATTTATGTGAAATCTATCTTTATACTCAGGTCGTATTATAAGGGGTAATGCAAAACTACTATTACCTTCAACATCAAACTCTGTAAAGTATTTTCTACTGTCCAAATTTTGCAACCAAACTGATAAATTATGTTTTCGTTTTTCAACATAACTGTCAATTCTTTTCATCTGTTCGATTCCTAACACAGCATTTAATTCTGTACTTCTCATGTTGAATCCTGCAACCGCAAAGGTAAACATCGGATTCAACTCAGGATAATTTTTTTTGTAGTCATTCTGAGTTTTTTCAGATACTTCTCTTGTCATACCATGAGACCTGAACAATTTAGAAAACTCATCAATCTCTTCATTGTTGGTACAAATCATTCCTCCTTCAATAGTAGTGATGTGGTGTCCGAAGTAGAATGAAAATATAGAAATGTCCCCGTAAGTTCCAACTTTTTTACCGTCATAAGTAGCCCCATGAGCCTCACAACAATCTTCAATTAACAGAATATTATTTTCTTTGGCTATTTTGATAATTTCTTCATTAATTGCATTAAATCCCAAACAATGAACCAAAACAATTGCTTTAGTTTTTTTGGTGATTGCCTTCTTAATGTTTTCTGAAGTTATTGCTAAATTATCCAAAGAAATATCAACAAATACCGGAGTCATTCCCAATTGGACCACAGAAGAAATATCTGAAACCCATCCTAATGGAGGTACAATTACTTCACCTAATCCCCTTAATTCTTTTACAATAGCAATAGAAACAAAATTTCCAGAATTTCCTGAGTTCAACATTGTACTATGTTTCACCCCTAACCAATTACTCCAAATTTTTTCAAATTCTTGTACTTTTGTTCCGTTTGTCAATCTTTGATTTGATAATATAAAATTTGACAAAACTTCTCTGTCTTCTTGATTAACGTTGTCATTAATCAAGGGCCAATTATAAGTCTTTCCCATAATAGTAAAAATAAAATTTATTTCATCGAAGTCAAAGACTTATCCAATATTAATTTCAACAAATGGACAGGTATATTAATTGGATTGTGTACCCCTGTAGGATATGGATAAAAAATATCCTCAACACTAAACTGCATGGCGGTTAAGATATCAGGAAGTTGATTGTCTTGTAAATATTTTACGAAAAAAATGTCCTCCCAAACACCCTCTTCGGGTTCATGTTTTTTCAAGTATTCTATGGTTTTAGATTTTTTCCTAATAGACAATCCTCCGTTTCCGACGAGTTTACCTTCTTTAGTTTTTGACCAAGGAGCACCAATAAAATCATACTGTAAAAAATTATCAGAAAGGTTTCTTAGCATCATAGAGTCTATTTGGAAATTTAGTATTGTTTCACCTTCAACTAATTCCCAAAATTTCAAACTCTTAAGTAATTCCGTGTGTGTTTTTTTATCGATATCCTCGATATCAAGTTTGGTCATTACAACATTTTCCCAACCATCTACAATGTTTCTAATGAAATTTTCATTACTCTCACTGTGAAAAATTTGTAACCCCCATTTTACATCTTTATTATTTTTATTCAAAAAATAAATGTGGTTTTTTAAAATTTGTTCGAAGTTAATTACAATTCTATTTTCAATTATAATTGAATTGAATGCCGAATTTTTTTTTAACTGAGGATGAAACCCTTTCGTCTTTTCATCGAACTTCATCATATATTCACTCAAAAGTATATGTTGGGGTGTCATTCTTAATAGTTAAATTAGTTTTTTTCAGTTATGTATTTGTAAAATAATTCAAATTGAATTTTATGACCTTTTTCCCCCAAATGATTATCTCGAACTTGCCAATTAGTTTCTTCTCCGATTGTCAATGCCCCATATTGATGAAACACATCAAATATTGTTCTTTTAAATTCTGACCTGTGAATTTTTATACAATTCTCATCTTGAATTATCGAAGGTAAATTATTTATTTGCTCATGAAGAATATACTTTCTATCAATTAATTTTTCAGTAGGTAAATTATTTATTATATCTACGTCCGCAGACCAAAAAAAAACTTCAAAGTTTTTTGATTTTGAAAGCTCATGTATTATTTTTTCATGTTCATAGATTTCATCAATACACAAAGGGAGAGTTTTTTGTAATGCAACATCAGTTCTTGTCTCCTCGGAAATTACACTACCGTCATGAGGAGATCCTCCTAATCTTACCCAAATATATTTTTCAATTTTATCCCACCAAAATGCCCATCTAAATCTACTCGGATAAGTCCAACTGATTATGACTATATCACCTTTTTCAAACTCATTCGAATGTTGACACACTGTTTGAAACACCTCGGAATTTGACATACCCCCAACCGCATGATTATTCATTTTCATATGTAATTTTTCTGAAAGTAAATCCCCCCAACATGGTGGTAATTCCCCCCCTCTGAAGTTTTTCCATTCTTGGTAAGGTGGATAAGTTAAATCTAAGTTATGTCCTTCGGTAAAACTGTCTCCAAATAAATGTAGAGTTTTCATTCTTTAATTCTTAAAGGTGGTTTTTTATTTTTTCCAAAATTTCTTCTGCGATTAATTTATATCCCAGAATGTTTGGGTGATAATCCCCTACAAAGAGGTTTTCTTCATTTTCCCACACACTCCTACTACCATATTCCCAAACTGACTCATCATTTAGAATTTCGTAATTTCTTAACATATCTACCATTGTCCCACTTGGATTAATGAAATAATTTGGTAAATTGGAAATATCAAATTCATCCTCATCTTTAAAAGTCGGATAAAAACTATTAAAGTAAAATCGTTTATGCGATTTCAAAAGATTTTCTAATTTTTCGAATACTTCTACGGGATTATTCTCAGGTTTTTTTGTTCGATACCTGTGTGGATATGAAAACATGATGATAAAGACATCATCATTTTCAACTAATTTATCATCGAACAAATTTTTAACTTCTCGGTATATGTCATAATTACCTGCACCACAATAAGCACTGTTTACAAAAATACAATCGAGTTTTTCAGCAACGTATCTCGGCCAAGAATTGGATTTTCTCAAATTGACAATAAATCCATTTCCATCCGATGGTTGAGCGATTTCTTTGTACCTTACGTCAGTCTCGACTCCGTGACCTGCTGTCCAACTATCCCCGAATGTCAATAATCTCATAATTTATTATTAATAAATTCAATAATATTATTATGAAGGAATTCATTATAAATAATTTTTTGCGAATCCGACCCATAATGAAAATTGTTTTCAGAAACAGTTTGTAATTTTTTTTTCTTAGCAAATGATTCAACACTACCATCAATAACGTACATTGAATTTATTATGTCTCCATACCCAACTTTTTTAGCAAGTTCTTTGATATCCACTGACCATGAAAAAAATAGAACTTTTTTATTATAAAAATTAAATAAATTTTGAATCGACATCAAAGTATGAAATACTTTTATTTTCATATTGAAGTCAGAAGTTACAATATGATTTGTCATAAATTCAGCTACGTCGTAGTTTTTATTTATTAATCGATTGATATCATTGTTTTCAGATAAATGCTGAAATGTATAATATGAAATCCCATTTGTTTGTCTAAAACAGCATATTTTATTTTCATCGTATTCCAACTGAGGAAAATATTTTCTATATTCTTCTGCAGGATCATTTCCGTTTAATCCTAAAACTAATCTCGAGGGTTCAATTATTTGATAAACATAAAAATCTACTTTTTTGTAGTCCAAAGTTTTCTTTATTTTTTCGATCATCATTTCGTTCCCAACACCAGGTGCACTCACGTCAGTAATTTCACATCCTAACTTCTCTGACATGTAATGTGACCATGGTCTCCCATAACTCCCACCAGAATGAGAACAACCTGCAATTCCAATATTTAACATTGTTCGTGTTTCTTTATAAAATTATAGAAAAAATTTGCTTGTGCAATGTGTCCATATTCACCAAAATGTCCATCATTGACTACTGAATTAGTTTCATGACAAATTCTACTATGTTGTCCTGTTTGTTCGTAATTTATCTGCTCAATCCTCTCCATTAATCCTAAACCTCGATTTTCCGAATCTATTACATTTATAAATTTTTCATTATCAACTTTATTAAATTCAATACCCATATCAACATCACTTGTCCAATGATGAACTTTCACTTTTTTCAAATCACAATAGAGATTTATAATCTTTATCCATCCAGCAACTTCTTTTTGCCACGCAAGATGTGTTCTATTATAAAAAACTTCATTGATTGTATTTTTTGATAGTAAAGTTTCTACAAAATCGTTATCACAAGGTAGAATATTAACCAACGAATTATCTTTGAAATGTGCTGCAACAAATCTCACATTATTTGCCCATCCTATAATTACTCTGTCATTTTCTTCGAATTGGTCACAAACATTCAAAAAATTCATAAATATATTGGTATTTGCAGAACCTCCAACCGCAAAGTTTTTGACTTCACATCCGAGTTCTCTTCCCAAAATTGTTGGCCAAACATCAGGTAGTTGACCTCCCCTGTATGCTTTATAATGGTCATAGTTACTAACCATAAAATCCGCACCAACTGGATAGTATTCAGCAGTGTAACTATCCCCAAAAACCCATAATTTTTTCATAATCAAATTAAACCTTTAAAAAACTTATAATCATCCGAATTTTTCAAAATATCAAAAATAATTTTTTTATTTTTTTCGAATCTATCGTAATTATTTTTATAAAACT